CCCCGGTAGGTCTGAGTACCAAGGTTTGCTATGAACATACGGAGGAACATTTTCCCTTAACCAATCTATACAGTCCTGCTTTCTTTTAGACATAAAATATAGTTCTCCATCGCACATCACCAGCCAACCAAGTTTCTCGACGCCCCATTTCCCGCCATCACGGTAATCGTAAGTGGGCCTTATGTCTGCCTCTACCGTCCATGAATGATCATCTTCATCTTGTCTGCGGAATTCCTTGAATCCAGCGATACCACATAAAGCCCTATACAGATCACACTTTGCCAAGAACTCGTAATACTCCCCCCTATCGGTTCCAGAATCATCGCTCCTTGGCATGGTTACCCGATCGATATTCCGTATCGTAATGTCGATCCCCTCTGGGGAGGCATCTATAGGCATTGGCTTTGGCTCGTCATTACTATACCATTGCCTGTCCTTAAAATATTCTGAAAGTTTTTTCATATTTCGCACACTCCTGCTGTGCAGGCCAGCTCTTGACTGGCCGTGGTATTGTCTACGTTTTCTTCGAAATTGAAGTCTATTTCTTTTGGCATCTCTTTTAGTATATTAGTATATTCTAATTTACTAATATCCTGATAAGGGGCTTGTTCGTAGATGTGGTCATCATCCGCAGACGGAAGGAAGGAGATACCATTCACCAACCTGAAGTTCTCCCACACCCAAGACCCGACAGAGGGCCAATCACTCTCCCCTACGTAGCAGGTCATGCTTGGTTTGTGCTCACACCAATGGAGTGCAAACCGCCTCCATGTACTCAGTTGGGAAATAGGACTTATGTCTTTACGCGTAAGCCCCTCAGACTTCATTGGGAAGTAGAAAACCCATGCTTCTGGGTTTTGTTTATCCTCTTCATAAGGGATACCAGCGTCGATCATAACTTGTGCTAATGGGTCCTTCTTGTCATTACGCACAGCCCTTTTGTAGTAGTTGTTGTAAGCGGGATGAATGCCTGAACTACAGTCCGCTAACTGACTCACTGTACCGGAGGGCTTCACGCAGGTAACGGCTGCAGAAGGTGAAATCCCTAGGCGGGCAGCCCACTTCTCATTTGTAGCAACAGCATGGTTACGCAATGACTCGAGCTCTTTAGGCGTAGCGTTGTAGAGCGCAGGACAGTCGTATATCCCGGTAAAGGATACCCCTAGCAGTCTTTCCTCCTCGCAATTACGCTTCCAGATAGCACGTAAGTACCTAAAGTCAGTCAGGGTAGACTGTATCGTCCCCAGTATAGTTGCATACTCTACCTTTTTCTTTAGGGTAGCAATAGTATCATCTGGCCTAGCCACTAGCTCAGAAAGATTGCAGAATTCTGCACTGCGAAGTACTATTTCGCTGCAGGGATTTGTGCCGAAGTCATAGTTGTCGTCTCTCCGCTCGGGGAGCATATCTCTACAAGCCTGACGGTTGAAGACCCCACGTTCACCTGATCTACTTTCGTATATAGATAGCCATTCACGCATGAAAGCACCCACCTCGGGCTGCTCGGTAAAGCATATCGAGTTATTAGCAAGTGCTCTTTGCGGATTCTCTGTCCACCACTGTCCACTTTTCGCATTACGCATCCTCTCGTCAGAGTGATTAGAAAGACTGATTAGCGCAGTCCGCCGTACTCCACCCACTAAGACAGCCTCTCCCTCATGGCAAATGAGGTCATGGACCTCCATAGAGGTGAGCTTTCTGCCTGCAGAGTTCTCAAAAATCCTTATAAAGTGTCGGAATAACCTCTCCAGAGGCTCTGGACCGGACGCCCTACCCCCAAAAGTCTTCAGCGGGGCCCCAGCGGGGCGAACATTAGAGGTGTCCAGCTTGGGTATTAGCCCAGAATACAGCATACCAACCAGCTCTTTTAGGGCTTTTGCCCAACCGAGTTTCGAGTCACTGACAACAATAGTAGTATCAGTGTGGTGGAATTCCTCTGCTACTTCAGGGAGCTTGGCTATATACTGCCTCTCTACAGAGAAGCCTAGGCCAGTCCCGCACAGCATAATGTAAAGTGCCTCATCAAACACCCTAACGTGGTCTACAGCAACATAGGCGCAGTTGTAGCCTGCAACGTGATCCCTTTCCAAAGCCCTACCGCTTGTCATTACCGCCCTCATAGAGGGGAGTACGTCCTTCTCTATAATAGGTTTACGCAAGAAAGACAGGTTCTGCCCTGTGTGGTCTGAGAAGAACTGTATGTACCTGTCTACTGTCTCGGGCCAGTCCTCACGCCTCTTTTTTTCCGGGAGGTATCGTGCGTAACGAGAGATAGCGATGTAGTCTTGATATAGGGATGTCATTCTGGGTCGGTTCCTCCATAGTTAAAGTGGGTGTCGAAGTCGTCTTCTCCCTCGCCAACCAACATGGGTGAGCTGGAGTCGCCTAATGCCGCTGCCAGTAGATTTAATAAGTCTGGCAAGCGGACTAATGCTAGCATCTCAGAGTTGTTGTACTCGCCAAGAATAACAGTGGGAATCAAGTCATCTCCGGAACCTCTAATAGCTTGGTCCATTGAGTCCTTGATAAACTTAGAAATCTTCTTTCGGTACTTACACTCTATCCCTAGATAGGGATGCTTTACATCTAAAGGAGTTCTCCTGTCTGAGACGGGAATCCTCTCCCCTCCGGTGCGTTGAGCAACACGCCTCTCAAATGCTTTCCATGTCTTATCCATCACGTAGTTTCCTTTCGTACAGGGCTTCTAGACTGATTAACAAAGCCTTTGTATGTTGCAGGTGATCATTCCTTTCTTTCAAGAGGGGGATGATTGTCTCAATGAGATACTTCACCTTCTTCTCACACTCCTCTAACCTCTTCCAAGTCTTGTCCATTACTTTTCCCGCCGGATAGGGTAGGTCATATGTGGGTTTCTCCAGAGAGCACCATTATTCAGCTTAGAGATCATGGTCCGAGAGATGTCGAACATAGGGGCTATATCTTTCATCTGAGTCCCCTCCCTTAACTCTATGTATATCTCTTCGACTGCTTGCTTTGAAAGTTTAGTTATAGGCATTTAGCTGTCTAACTCCTCGTCATCCATGTTTATCTTCCGTGGAAGTTGGTGTTCCGTAGTGAGATTAAGAGACTCTAGGTGCAACCAAAGGTCAAACTCGCACTCAGCCATGTCCCAATGCCTCGCTTTAGAGATAGCCATGTATGCATCAGCTTCATTGGGGTCATCTTGGTAGTATCGCCCAAGAAGTATTACGTTGTCAACCCTGTCCGTAAGCTCCCCTGCACCTCTGATTGAGAAGCGGTCTATCTTATCTCTGATGCTCATAGACTTACGAGCATGACAGACGAGTATGATGTGGCAGTCTAAGTCCCTGCAGGCGTCGGCCAGACGACAGACTACATTCTTCTGGGCGGTGTAGTCATCATTAGCTATCCCACCAATAGTCATCAAGGAATCGACCAAGATAAGCTCGGTGCCATACATGTTCCTGCTATAGTTAATAACAGCAAGAAGCATGTCTAAGTTGACGCTACCCATCTTGTCAAAGAAGTACAGTTTATTACGAGCCCAAGCATTAAAGCCTAGCCCAAAGTCCATGCTTGGCTGCAGTGAAAGGGAAGCCTGACGCCACATTCTGGCTAACTGAGACTTAGGGCTCATTTCAAGGGAGACAGAGAGGCATTTAACCCCTTGCTCCATAGCATTTAGTAGTATCTGCCCACAAGCCAGAGACTTTCCACTCGAGTTTATACCACCAACGATAGTACATTCCCCATTACGAAGCCGGAACTTCTCCTCGAGACTTCCCCAAGGAAGGGAAACACCTGTAACATGTTCACCAATGAGGTAATAATCCAGAACCTCCTTAGTAAACTCATTAGCAGGCTTTATACACTGCTCCTCCTCTAACTGATAGTAAGGAGCCAGTACCTCAGAATTCAACACGTCCACAGCGATTCTCCTATACCCGTCTACTACTGGTTTACCTATAAGCGGTTACAACTGCCTTCCAATAACGTCTACAACTCAGATTTGCTTAGCTTCCCAATCTCACGCTCTAAATCCTCTAGATGGTCATTAAGGTATCCGATACAACCCTTAACAAGTTCAGTATAGTAATCAAGATCAGAGCGATCACGGCCATTACTACGCCATTCAGCTATGTAATCAATAATATCGGTACATTCGTCATTAATCAAGCCAAAGTAACGCTCAACATGCTCAAGATTCTCTTTATCTGCCATGAAACGCCTCCTCTTTAAGTAAGACATGTAGATACCAACAACAGGATCAACGTCCTCCATTACTAAGATCGTCTTTTGACTGCCCAGTAGTCAGTATCTGCAAGTGATTTCTTCCCATTTCTCTTAGCCCTTTCTGGTTGCCAATACTGGTTTCCCCATGCTGATCCCTTCCCTTCTTGCCCATGAAAACTATGCTTCCAGCTTATCTGGGCGTAACCTAGTCCTCCTCTAAAGATCGGGGGAAGCTCTGCATCGACCACTATACTCGCCTTATCTACCATATGCAAGCCTACTTCTCGAGTAGAGTCGTAATCTAGCCTTTCAGGGCCTGTAAAGTCTGTCAGCATCAGGTATACTTCCCATGCCTCCTTGAGAGCTACCTTCTTCTGCCTAGCTGTTACACTGGTCAGGGCTTGGATAGCCTCGATGTGGCTCAGACATCTATTCAAAAGAGTCTCTTTAGGCATGGAACCAGTCTTGATCTGCTCATATATGGCCTTCTTGGTCAGTCCCTTGATCTTCCCTAAGATGTCGTTTGCCTTGTTTTTAGTTCTATTCATACATATAACTACCAATATCTCCTATGTGTTTGATATATAGGGAGTTTAACCGAGGTGTCTCAGAAAGTAAAGCTCCGTATTACGCCTTTAGAATCAAAGGCTTACGCCTTATTGGTATATATATGTAACCAGAACTGTTGCCTGACAGACAATATCATCCTTAGCGCTGGATGGATCAGGTGGAAAGGTGTGACTCGACTCGACTGTATGACCCCGAGGACAAATCCGGGTTAATGTGAAGGATAGGGTTCCGTAGAACCCCATGTGTAATCTACGCCGGAATACTGAGTTAGAGTACCAATGGTAAGTAGGTAAGTGCTTACAAGTCAGGAGGGCCCCTTCACAGAGGGGGTCAAAAAGACACTTATGGAAGATCGACAGGACTCTAAGAGCAGAAGAGCACGCAAACGTGCGAGGAATCTAGTCGCCAAGCAGAGCAAATACAAGGGCTTTGTTCACAAGCCAGAAAAAGTTTTTCGTAGAAAAGAAAAGTACCCAGTAGATTTTGAATCGTGACACGGCTTTTTTTGTCGTGACGCTGCTTTTTTTATGTTTTTTTTTGTGAGAGTCCCCAAAGCGCTGGCGGGGGTCCGAAAAATCGAAAAAACGCATGAGAATTTTATAATATTAGACTTTTCTAATATTCGAATATAATTAAATTCTAATATACTCGGCCGGATCTAGTGTTGTTTTTTTACAACACTTCGCCAAAAAGTTATGCACAGGCCAAGATCGGGCGAAAGTTATCCACAAATACCTTAGAAAATAGTGGGAATACTACGACGCCCTAGAATCGCCCAGAACGAACGCAATCAATCGGGGTAATGCAATGGGTTAGGTCAATCTAAAAAGCCCGTAGTGAGCATCTGAGGGCGTTACAGGTCTATTTCTAACTGGTTTACAGGCCTAGATTGCAGGCCAAAAAAAGTCCCCGCCGAAGCGGGGATAATTAGGAGGTCCCGAGCATTACCGCCCTCGGGCGCGGCGGTTAGTCTTTAGAAATTAGCGATAAAATAAGGTTATAGGCGAGAATCACTAGGCCTAGAATAACCAGCGCCAGCAGCGCCCCGGCCAATAACGCCCAGTGTCCGACAACGTGTAGCCAATGCACACTAGGCGGCCAGTTGGTAAACAGCGGCCAATGCGCGGCGCTTAATGGACCGGATTGAATCCGGCCCCGACCCGATTAAGGCCTGAGCACCCCGGCCCGCGTCGGTCGATCTACGGCGATGGTCGCAAAAATCAGTTACCGCGGACCACGCGCCCAGCAAGGTATCCCGACGGCTCGGCAGGTCCTGCCCGGGGCCGTCCTGATACGCTTCGCGCAGTTGAGTGCTTTCCCGGTCCCATTTTTTATATGCCGGGTTAATAACACGCTCGAGAGACATATCGGGGCGTCGCTTTTCGATAGTGCGCTCAGGCTTCGCTCGATCGCCTAGTAACGCATTTTCGAAGTACCCAGCCCGCTGGTTAGCATCAAACGGAATTACCGCACAGCGGTTTAACAGGCGCTCCACAGCGTCGATATCAACCACGCCGATTGCATCAACCGCGGCCCTAACGTCGAGCGCTTTACCGTGCGAATAGGTAACGCGGGGTGTGTCCTGATTAATAAAGTACTCGGCGGTGTTAGCGCACTCGACCTGTATCCCGGTCAGTCCGGTAATGGTCGCGCCATAGATTGAAGTTAAAAAAGTTAAGTACATATCGACGGCTTCGCAGTCCAGAATTTTTACCTTGCGGTCAAACATAGCCGCAGCGAACACCATCCCGCCATTGCGTAAAGATCCGGCGGTGTTTATTTGAAGATCACCAGCGACCCG